TTTGCCCCTTTAACGTGAACTGCGATTTCCATTTCCCCAAAACATACGCTCAGGTTAACACCTATAGTACGTAATGTTAGTCTATACTAACACGTTACCACTTTGTACACATATACTGTACAATATGCACAAAAAACAAGCTAAATATTTGTGCAAAAATAAACCCACATTTTTCATACAATAGGTTGACATTTACACCCTTTTTTGGTACAATAAAGATGGTTAAAGAAGAGGCAACAATTTAATAACTCAATCACCTAGGTAATCGGGAGATTGTAAAAATAAGAATAAGAACCCTTGGAAAAGTGAAGAGGAAAACCAAGTAAAAACTCTTTTCAAATCGAATGTTACACGATTGAAAATAAAGTAACGACACTTCACAAGAGGTCAGAGTTGAAGTAAAAAACTTAACCAAATTAAATAAGTAAGTGTAAGACTAGAATTATACTGAGAGTATATCAAAACATCGTGAAACGTTGATACAACAGGCGGTTACTGTAGCAACTTACTTATTTAACTAATAAAGAAAGGGAGAAAAAATGAAAAAAGAAATAGTTCAATTATTACTTAAATTTGAAAAACAACTTTATAACTTAGATTTATCTGTTTATGAGATAAGAAAATTAAAGGTTATGAAGCATAATATGGTTTCCTGCTTCGAAGTTTTGTTATTGTCGGGAGATATCACATATTCAGAATTTTGCTATATAAAAAGGAAATTAAATTTAGCTTATAAGCAAAATGCTTATGTTTTTGCTAATAAGCATAAAAATAGTAGTAGAATTTTTAGTTAGCAGGTAGCAAACAGGTTTCACCTGTTGGCGGGTTCGAATCCCGCCGTACCATTCGGGGCAACCCAAACAAATAAAAATAAGAAAAGAGGACAAAACAATGGCAAGAGAAAAAATGGTGACCAGAACAGTTGACATTACAGAAGTAGAAGTAATGGTATGCAATGTAGAATCATGTGAGGTACAGATTGTAACTTACAAATTAACAGGTATTTTCAAAAATACAGAAGATATTATGAAAAAATTGCGTAAGGAATACGAGACAGATTCATTAAAAATGGTAGCAATTCAAAATACTTCAATCTTCGAAGTATTATACGGTATGACAGAACTTGAATTTATTAAACTTGCAAAGGTTTTACCGCCAAGAGTTAGTAAAGCAAATACAGAAAGTGAGGTAATAGAAAATGACAATTAGTATTTCTGAACTTATGAAGTATATTGACACCGACAATGTATCATTACGTTTGAATAATGAGGGTGACTTAGAATTTCACCCATTACATCCTAAAGGATTTTGTGTGTATGAACCTTTTATTTTAATATATTCGTTCAGTGATTTACAAGAAGAAATTGCGGAAAACGGTTACTATTGTTTTGCTGAACATATTAATGATATTATGATAGGTGAGTAGTTATGGAAAAAGAAATTGCAAACAAACTAAAGTTACACTTACAAAACAGGGTTAGAGGTAAGATAATAGTACGGTTCTACTATGATACTATTTCAATTTTCATTACAAATGAAAATATTACTTATTCAATATTCATAGAGAATGCGCATGATATAATCATGCAAGGTACACCATTAAAGTACATAGCAGACCGTGCGTTAAAAGAGTACAAAACGTTTGTACTAAAAAAGTTTTTTATCTAAACTACCTTGTAAAAAACTGCATTTTGTAGTACAATAAAGATGTCAACAAAAGACGTTATATTTTTCATCCCTCTTCAATGGGCGGTAATCAATCCGCCCAGTACAGGCGGATAACTCAATGGTAGAGTGCTAGATTTTGAATCTAGTAATAAAGGTTCGATTCCTTTTCCGCTTGCTATAGCAATAAAGCTATAAATAATTTCATAAAAAGAAAAGGAGAAAAAACAAATGGCAAGAGTACCAATGGTAACTAGAACAATAGTTACAACAAAAGCAAACGTGTTATGCGTTTCAATTACAAATGGAGAATGTTTTAACACACAAGTAACACTTCCAAGAACTTACAAAGATGAAAAATCCCTTATGAAACAGGTATCTGCACTGATTGACAACGATGAGCAAAAAGCAGTGCATGTGGTAGACAAAGAAGAAATCGAAACTCTGTACGGAATGACTGAACAGGACTTTATTCAATACGCAAAAGCATTGCCACCTAGAGTAACCCAATCCGAAGAGAAAGAAACAGAAGAATAAAAAAGAAGAGGAGAAAAAACAATGACAGGGTATAGTGTAGAAATCAAAGAAGCATCAAAAGAATTATCAGCAAAAGAAAGAATAAAAATCAAAGATACAACGAATGCAATCAAATTGGATGAAGCCACACAAGAGGCAAATGTAATCATCGAACCAGAAATGTTTGCGGTACTTGCAATCCATAATGAAAAAGCTGATGACAAAGACTATGAAAATTACATTATCATTGACAAGAACGGCGACAAATACGTGACAGGTTCACAGTCGTTCTGGACATCATTCATGGATATTTACAATGAAATGAAAATAGAAACAGAATCATGGGGTATTACAGCTTTTAGGCATGAATCCAAAAACTACAAAGGTAAATCATTTATTACCTGTTCCATTAACTAACTTTTCCATAAACAGCCACTAGTCGAAATACACTAGTGGCTATAATAAACATTAATAGGGGTGAAAATATGACAGATAAAAGTGTTAACTCAGAAATAACTAAGAATCTAAAAAGAATTAAACAATTTATAAGACGTGCTGAAAAAAGAGGATATATTTTTGATGATGATATAATCCCGCAACAAAATGGTGAATCACAAACAGAATATATTGAAAGATTAAAACAAACAAAGCCAGATGTCTTGTATTCAAAGGCTATAAATGTTTCACGTGAAACAGGTGAAATTCTCGAGGGGATAGAAGCAAGAAAACAGGAAAGGTCAGAACTCTCAAAAAAATCTGCACAAACAAGAAAACAAATGAAACAAGCAGAGCAACAGTTTTGGTCTGGAAGTAGTACAAAAGCATCGAAAAAGAACAAAGAACAATCACAGCAAGCGCAAACAGTTTTACCAACAAAAATTCCAGAATCACAAATTACAGAATCAGAGATTGCAAACGCTGGTGAAACAGTTTACTATAATGTTCTTAACGACTTGATAAATAAGTTATCAACACCGACACCACAAACCACAATATACGGTTCAAAGCGTTTACAAGAAAATATTGAATCATCAGAAGACGCAAGATATACCCTACGTGCTATATTAGCTGAACAGGTGAGTATATATGGTAAGGCGCATGTTGGTTATAACCTAGAACAGAGAGCTGATGAAATAACACCATTGATTTGGCAAATTTTAACTGATAGTGACGGTGAAAGAATACAGATAGCTACGCACAAATTAGCTGAAATAATTCAAGGAACACCATTAACCATGCAACAACTAGCAGAACTATCGCTTGACGAAGATGAAAGCGAAGATTTTTACACCATATGACGCATGAAAACAAAAAAATATCGTTACTTTTCATGTGACTTTGAAACAACGGTGTATAAAGGTCAAACGCACACGGAAGTCTGGTCTAGTGCAGTCGTTGAGTTGTTCACCGAAGATGTAAAAATATTTCACAGTATAGGCGAAACTTTAGACTATTTCATATCACTTAATGACAACCTAGTATGTTATTATCACAACTTAAAATTCGATGGTTCGTTTTGGCTAGATTATTTATTAGTTCAGTTACAATATGAACAGGCATACACCAAGTTATCAGACCGTGAAAATGAGGTTGAGTGGTTGCACGAAAAAGACATGAAAAATAAGTCTTTCAAGTATTCAATATCAGACCGTGGTATCTGGTACAGTTTTGTTATAAAAGTGAACAATCACTTCATTGAAATTCGTGATAGTTTAAAGCTATTACCCTTTTCGGTTAAACGTATTGGAGAATCTTTTAAAACAAAGCACAAAAAACTGGACATGGAGTATACAGGTTTTCGCTATGCGGGATGCCAAATAACTGATGAAGAAAAACAATACATTGCTAACGATGTGCTTGTCGTAAAAGAAGCACTAGAGTTTATGTTTCAAAATGGGCATAGTAAACTAACAATAGGCAGTTGCTGTCTTTCTGAATACAAGAAAATAATGGGCAAAGACGACTTTGCAATGTTCTTTCCACAAATATATGATATTCAGATTGACAAAAATACCTACGGTTCAGACACAGCGGGCGACTGGGTTAGACGTTCATATCGTGGGGGTTGGTGCTACCTTGTAAAAGGAAAAGAAAACCGAATATATCACAATGGTATCACAGCAGACGTTAATTCACTATATCCAAGCATGATGTCAAGCGCATCTGGCAACAGATATCCAGTAGGAAAACCGTATTTTTGGAGAGGGAACTACATTCCCGATGAAGCAATTGCACCTAATAAATATTATTTTGTACGAATAAAAACAAAATTTTACCTAAAAGAAAACATGTTACCATTCGTGCAAATAAAAGGTAACTTATTGTATCGTGGTACAGAGATGCTAGAATCTTCCCGAATTTGGGATTATGAAAAACAAAAATACTGCGAGTATTACCGTGACAAATACGGTAATATTCAAGACACCCGTGTTGAAATGACGCTGACAATGACAGACTACACGTTACTACAAGAACATTATAACTTAGTTGACTTTGAAATACTAGACGGTTGTTGGTTTTTCAGCGAAATAGGCTTGTTTGATAATTATATAAACACTTATAAGAAAATCAAACTAGAGTCAAAAGGTGCGATGCGTGAGTTAGCAAAACTTTTCCTAAACAACTTATACGGAAAAATGGCTAGTTCAACAAACAGTTCTTTCAAAATAGCATACGTGAAAGATGATAAAACCATAGGTTTTTTACCTGTAGAAGAAAATAACAAAGAAGCGGGCTATATACCTGTAGGTACAGCAATCACATCATACGCAAGGAATTTCACCATAAGAGCTGCACAGAAGAACTATCATGGGGTTGATAAATCTGGTTTCATTTACGCTGATACAGACAGTATACATTGTGACTTAAAAGCCGAACAAATTAACGGAATAACTGTACATGATAAAAACTTTTGTTGTTGGAAACTAGAATCGTCGTGGGATGAAGCCATTTTTACTAGACAGAAAACATACATTGAACACGTTGTTGCTGAAAACCTTGAGCAAATAGAACACCCATATTATAACATCAAATGTGCAGGAATGCCTACAAGGTCAAAAGACCTATTTGAATTAAGTATGAAAGGTAACGCAAACACAAATAACGAATGGTCAGAAGATGAAAGAGAATTTCTTTTTGACGCTCAAACAGGTGAACCAATAAAACGAACACTTGAGGATTTCAAAGTAGGATTAAAAGTACCAGATAAACTAATACCTAAACGCATAAGGGGTGGAGTTCTCTTGTGTGAAACAACTTACGAAATGAGGTGAAAAAATATGAGAACATTTTATAAATTCTACGGATTAAAAGCAGTATTAAGAGTGTTATATTTAAAGTGGATAAAAGGTCATTGCCATCACTTGTGTTGTTTTTGTGGGTATCAATCAGATTGTTTATCGGGAATTTTAGATGAGCAGGAGTTTTCAAAATGAGAAAAGCAACAAAGGTTATATTTATCATAACTTGTATCTGGTTTGTAATATTCACAATTTCAATTTTTTAAAATGAAAGGATAGTATTATATGAAAAAATTTGTTATGATTTTATTAGGAATTATAGACACCCTTAGTTGTATAACGTTGTTAATAACATTATTTCTGGTTTTTGGAGTCTCAGTTACATACTATAAACAGCTATTAGTGTCGATTATGATATGGTGTATCGTAACTACAATATTCACCATATTAGAAGAAAAGGGGTGGCTTAAATGAACGATTTAGAGTGTGGTATAGGTTACTACAGATGGCTAGTTGCTACACACGGGTTGAAGTGTGAGGACTATATGCTTTTAACAAACGAAGAACGTAGGCAATTAGAATCTGATTATCTAACGGCGAAAAACAACTTAGATATACAATCGGGAAAATATTAGAAAGGAAAAATAATGATTAAGAGAGAACTAAACGAATTAAAACAGAATATACAAGATGAATACGGCAGAGTGCTGAACCGTTGTGTTAACTTAAGTAATTTCATTGATAGAAATAGGTCTGAAATGGATATAACATTGCACGCTAAATTATGTGAACAGTTATATTATATGGAAAAATACATACAAAATTTGAGGGATTTATTTTTAATATTGAACATTGACTGGTAATTATTTTAAATAATAACGCATAAGTAAATCAAATGATTAACACTTATGCGTTATTTTATATCTATAACACTTGCTAAATATAAGCGGTCAGCAATACCGATAAGTTATACATGGCGGTTTCTTTCACCCGTGCTTTTCCATGTTAATTCAGATATTTAAACAAATGCAGATACCAATATTCAACTAATAACTTAACGCTTTTAACACAGCTTCTTTGCACTGTAAATCTTTGAATCTAAAACAACCTCTCTCAAAAAAGTATCTAAGATTTTCCAAAATAAAGCTATTTCTTTTCAGCATTACATAGTTAATTTGATGGTCATCAGTCGTTACTGTTATTTTCAACTTATATGTAAGGTCTGGTCTATCATCGCAATACAACATACCACTTTCAGCAAATTCCCTAATCGCATAATCATTTCCCATGTATCTAAGTGTACAAATATACTGACCAATACCGTCTGGTTTTTCAATAAATGCTTTATTATCATTCAGATAAACACATTCAGAACTATAAGCAACATACTCATTACTAGCAAATGCACGGTTGAATGCACTTTCTTTTTGTGCAATACTCGCACTTTCAACATAACCCTGCTCTAATATAAAACCGTCACCCTTTAAAAATTTAGTTTCATCTTTCAACCTTGATGTAATTCCCATTTCTACATAGTAAGGATTTAGTAAACTAACAGGATTTGAAATCATGTAAACTGGTACATATCTTATTTGTTCACCATTACCCCTAGCAATAGAAGTATGTATACTAATAAATTTCTTAACCTCATCACCACAATAGTGATTAGTTTCACTTTGAAATTCATCAAATATAATACTGTCAATATCACTAAACAGGTGACTATATTTTTTCAACTGGTCAGCACTGTTTAGTGAAATAGCATATCCGCAACTTACATCGTCTAAAAATAGCTCATGGAATATACCACTTGCACGCCGTTTACTGGTCATAATAGAACCATTAAAAAATAATTTAGATATATCTTTAAAAAATTTATCCGCACATTCATCTAGTTCGTAGTTGAACCTATAAAGTAAAGCGAATTTTTTACCACTTTTAATAAATCTATTTACAACAAGCCTACCAAAATATGTAGTTTTTCCGCCACTACGATTAGTAGTAGTCATATAGATTTCTGGTCTACATCCGTTAATGTCTTTCATGGATAAAAGTTTAGCGCCATCATAATATTTACCCATTTAAAAAATCACCTACTTTCATAAATAATTATATCATAAATATTGAAAAAATTCAAGATTTATGTTATAATTAAAAGAAAATAGAAAGGAGTTTTAGTATGGATTACAGCACAGTTGCGTCACTTATTTCATCCTACGGATTCCCTATTGTTGCATGTGTAATTATGGGATGGTACGTAAAGTATACCGCTGACCAAAACAGAGAACAGTTAAACAATATCACTGAACAGCACACAAAGGAAATGACAGATGTAACAACAGCCTTGAACAACAACACGTTAGCTTTGCAAAAATTGTGTGATAAAATGGAGGTACAAAGATGACAAGAACATTATCACAAAATGGGTTAAATTTAATAAAGAGTTTTGAGGGGTTAAAACTTACAGCCTATAAAGCATTATCAACAGAAAAATATTACACTATTGGATATGGACATTATGGTAGTGATGTAACAAAAGGAATGAAAATTACTGAAGCACAAGCGGAAAAACTATTAGCAAATGATTGTGCAAAATTTGTTACACATGTAAACAAATATATGTCCACATACAATTTTAATCAAAATCAATTTGACGCATTAGTATCTTTTGCGTACAACGTTGGTTCAATCACACAGCTAACAAATAACGGAAAACGTTCAATTAGTGACATTAGTTCCAAGATTTTAGAGTATAACAAAAGTGGTGGAAAAGTCATTACTGGATTAACAACACGTAGAAAAAAGGAACAAACGCTATTTAACACAGCAGTCAAGACAAAAACTAATGAAGAGATTGCAAAAGAAGTATTAGCGGGTAAATGGGGTAATGGTACAGAAAGAAAAACAGCTTTAGAAAAAGCAGGGTACAATTATACAGAAATTCAAAAACTGGTAAACAAACTGTTAAAAGGATAAAATCATGGGGTGGATAAGTAAGAGTGGCTCTCTAACACAAACTGAAATGGAAAATAATGCATTACTTTTCATATCTAAATGCAGAGCTTTGGGAGTGAATGACACGACAATTGCAGCATTACTTGGTAATTCACAAGCTGAATCAACAGTGAATCCAGAACGTGTCGAATCGGGTGGGGGTGGGGGTTATGGATTATTCCAGTGGACACCAAAAACATCATTAACAGAACATTGTGCAACACTTGGGATATCACCATATACAGATGGTGAAGTGCAACTAGAATGTCTGTACTATGAAATTCTAGGACAGCCATCAAGTGTAAAAGAGTGGTATTCTACTCAAGCATTTTTATCACAGGGTAATTGGTTTGATGGTGCGGGTGATAGCTCGATGGTAGGAATAACAGGTGAACAGTTTTTAACAAATTCTAGTAACTGGGCAGCAGATTATCTTGCAAGGCTTTTTATGTGTGCATATGAGCGTCCCGCACACTCAGAAAGTACGAATCATTGGAAAACAAGGGTTTCATATGCTAATACATGGTATGAATTTATTACAGGTGTTGCGCCGGCACCAACACCCACTCCAACAAAACGGCGAAAAATGCCATTATGGATGATGCTAAGATATTAATATAAATAAGAAAGGGGAAATTTAAAATGGCTGTATTAAGTAAAGATGAATTTTTTTCGAGATTGCAGTCCGTAGTTGGTACTGACACGTCTGACGCAAGTATTGCGTTTATTGAGGACATGACCGATACCTACAATGACTTAGAATCAAGGGGGAATGGAGATTGCACAGATTGGGAAGAACGTTACAACGAATTAGATAAAGCGTGGGCTGAAAAATATAAAAGTAGATTCTTTTCAACAGGTGGCGGGAATGCACCAAAAGTTGAAGAAAATGAGTGTGAACAAGAAGTAACGCCAGAAACGATAACAGTTGATGATTTATTCAAATAAGAAAGTGAGGTAATTTATCATGCCAAATAAGGTGACAACAAATAATTTGAACGCAACAAGCGTTGATATTTTGAATGCAATTAGAAATTCAGCTACAGCAAACTATCGTGATTATGTTCCCGTTGCTGAAAGTGGCGCAGATTCTGTAAAAGAGATTGGTGCAGTTATTATGAATTATCCGTCTTTGCAAAACGAATTTTTAAGTGCATTAGTAAACAGAATCGGTCGTGTAATTATGACAAACAAGATGTATAATAATCCGTGGTCTATGTTTAAACAAGGATTACTTGAATTTGGTGAAACTATTGAAGAGATTTTTGTGAATATTGCAAAGCCGTTTGAGTTTGACCAAGCTGTCAGCGAGTCCGAAGTATTCAAAAGAGAAATTCCAGACGTGCGCTCAGCTTTTCATATTTTAAACTATAAGAAATTTTATAAAGCAACAATTTCACAAGACCAATTAAGGCAAGCTTTTACAGCATGGGATGGGATTACTAATTTAATCACTAAAATTATTGATAGCATGTATGCAGGTGCTAACTATGATGAATTTCAGACCATGAAATATATGGTAGCTAAGCATATTTTAAATGGTGAGCTTTACCCTGTTACAATTCCGACAGTTACTACAGATACGATGAAAAAAGTTGTATCAACCGTAAAATCTGTATCTAACAGTTTTGAATTTTTAAGTGATGAATATAACAGAGCTGGTGTACACACATTTGTAACAAAAGAAAATCAATATTTGGTTGTAAATAGCAACTTTGATGCTGAAATGGATGTTGAAGTATTAGCAAGTGCTTTTAACATGGATAAAGCAGAATTTTCTGGGCATAGAGTGCTAGTTGATAGCTTCGGTAAATTAGATATTGCTAGATTAAATGAGTTATTCGCAAATGAAGATTGGTATGAAGAAATTGGGTCAGATGTATTACAGGCATTAGATAATATTCCAGCCATTATTGTTGATAAAGATTGGTTTATGATTTTTGACAACATGTATAACTTTACTGAGCAATACAACGGACAAGGATTGTATTGGAATTATTTTTATCACACATGGAAAACTTTTTCAGTGTCGCCTTTTGCAAACAGTGCAGTATTTATTCCAGGTACACCTGTAGTAAATAGTGTAAAGGTTTCTCCAGAAGCAGTAACAGTGCTAGCAGGTCAAAGTGTACAACTTAATGCACTTGTTGAAACTGAAAATTTTGCACCAAAATCTGTAGTATGGTCTACTGATTCTGACTATGCATATGTTGATATTTACGGTAAAGTAACACTTAATGAAAGTGCAGAAACTGGACAAACATTTGATGTCGTTGCAACGTCAACTTATGATGCTACCAAATCTGGAAAGTGCAGTATTACTGTAGGTGTTAAAACTATAGAAAAATAATAAATTAATATAATAGGGTGTTAGCGATAGCACCCTTTTATAATCTGTAAAGAGGTGAAAAATAATATGAGTTATATTACGCCAAATAGTATTATACGTTTGTTAAAAAATGTGCCACTTGATAATACATATCGGCATACTATTTATTTTGCTAGCAAATCAGACCAAATAAGTTATTTTATAGGTCTAGTGAAACATTCATTAACTAGTCAAAGTTATCAGAGAGTTAATAAAGGTACTATGCGTGTCAATGTGTCAGCAGATTCAGCGTATGATTGCAATTATTTAATGTTTCAGAATACAGCTTTTGGAACAAAATATTTTTACGCTTTTATAAAAAGTGTTGAATATATTAATAATGTAACATGTGAAATTGAATTTGAAATTGATGTTATGCAAACATGGATGTTTGATTATACTTTAACAAAATCATTTATCGAAAGAAAACACACGCCTACAGACAATATTGGTGATTGGGTGCAGCCTGAAAATGTTGACTTAGGTGTTTACATTGATTCACATGAACAGGAGACAAATTTATTTAATAGTTATAGTGTTGTAATTATAACAGCAGACGTTAGTGAATCAGACCCGCCAAATGGTATGATAGGGGGTCTATATTCTGGATGTCGCTATATTACAGCATTAGTAAATACAGAATCACAAGTTGAAGTGTTAAATAACTATTTAGTCGCATTAGTTAAAGCTAATAATCAAGATGCTATAGTTAGTATTTTATACGTGCCAACAGCTATTGTGCCAACAGAAGCAGGCTCTCCAAAACATTACACAGCAGAATACCCCCCACATATTAGTGATATTGATGGGTACGTACCGAGGAATAAAAAATTATTAACTTACCCTTATAATTTTATGTATGTTTCAAATAATGAGGGTGATGGTGTTATTTATAGATATGAGCGTTGTAATAAAACTGAAAATGGAAATATTTTATGTGGAATTTTCACGCAGTTTAGTGCTAATCCTGAGATAGCTTTTATGGTTTATGGGTATAATGGTGAAGTGCTTGATTATGATGACGCTCTATTTATCAAATCGTTTCCACAATGTTGTTTTTCTTATGACACATTCAGAGCGTGGGTTGCGCAAGGTGGAGTTTTAAAGACAACTATATCTGGTGCGGGCGTTGTTGGAAGTGCTATTAGTGGCAATGCTATGGGTGCTGTTTTAGGTACAAGTAATATGGTTAATGATGTTGTGAATGCATCTTTAAAACCTAACACCTTAATAGGTCAAGCGGGGGGCTCTTTTAATGCCGCTAATAAGTTTCAAGATTTTAGAATTACACAAAGGCACATTTTACCAAGTTTTGCAAAAATAATAGATGATTATTTTGATAAATATGGGTACGCTTATAACCAATATGGGACAGTTGACAGAAGCACTAGACCGCACTGGAATTACATTAAAACAAGGGATGTAACAATAACAGGTAGTGTGCCTGTAGATGATATGAGAAAAATATGCCAAGTGTACGACAATGGTATTACATTTTGGAAAAATGGTAGCGAAGTAGGTGACTATTCACTTGATAATTCTGTATAATGAGGTGATAAAATGAGAAGAACAAAAACGAATACACGGATAAAAGCTAACGGAAATTTTTGGGAAAGTGCAGATACTAATAAAAATACTTTCAATCAATATTTTAATAGGTTGACAGAGTTATCAATTTCAATGTTTGAATGGAAAAACTTACCCCCAGAAATTGACGTCAGATTTTTAGAATTAACATTATTTGGAGATGGATATACTGTTTTTTTCTACGATGATGTTTTAGAAAAATATCTTTGTTTACGTTGCATGATTGGCGGGTATTTAGATGTGTACCAAATTCCAACACAGCGCACTGCATACGCAAGTAATGGGTATAATATGACACTCAATGAAAATAACAGTGTATTAATATTTAATAACATGTTACACACAAATTCAATCCTAGATGTTGAAATGTTTTCAAAACGTCTATATAATTTTGACAGAATTATTGATGTAAATGCCAACGCACAAAAAACACCTATCCTAATTAAATGTAATGAAAATGAACGTTTAACAATTAAAAATCTGTATATGAAATATGATGGAAATCAGCCAGTAATTTATGGTGATAAAGGAATGGACACTAACGGATTCACGGTATTAAAAACAGATGCGCCATATGTAGCAGATAAAATTTATCAATTAAAAACTCAAACATGGAACGAAGCGTTGACTTATCTTGGAATTTCAAATGTAAACTATACTAAAAAGGAACGACTTATAACAGATGAGGTAACAAGAAATCAAGGTGGAACTATAGCAAGTCGATATAGCAGGCTTGAAAGTAGGAGACAGGCTTGTAACCAAATCAATAAAATGTTTGGCTTAGATATCTGGTGCGATTACAGAGAAGATTATCAGTCAATTTCTGATGATCATGACACAGTAAATGGAGAACCAAACACAGATGGAGAGGGTGGCGAAGTAGAATGAGCAATTTTACAACCGAAGTAAGATTTATATGTGAAGTGAACGCTGGTTATTCTGAGAGTAAAGGATATGAAAGTGTTGATACAATTTTAAGTAAATGTGTGGATAAAATTTTCAACTTTAAATTTCCAATATTTGATGAAGAATATCGTGTCCCATTGGAAAAGAAAATTTTACGCCATTATTATACAAGGGAAATCGGAATGGAAACAGTTGCACTGTGGAAGCTAAGACTAGAAACAAGATTGAATGAAATAATGCCATATTATAACCAACTTTATCAATCAGAGTTAATAAAATTCAATCCAATGTATGATGTTGATTTGACTACAAAACACACAAAAACTGGTAATGGTAGTACAACAGATGATGGCACAAGTACGAGTGATGAAAAAACAATAAACAATGCATCAACAAGTGATAAAAATGTTGCAAATGCATCTAGTAAATCTAGTGATGTAAACAGCAACACTCAAAATACAAGTGGTACGGATTATGATGTGTATTCAGATACTCCTCAAGGTGCTTTAACAAATGTAGAAAATAATACATATTTAACAAACGCAAGAAAAAAGACAAATAACAAAACAACAACAATTAGTGGAAAAGATGATGCTAGTATTACAAGTAGTTCTGAAAGTAAAACAGACACAAGTACAGATTCTACTGGAAGTAAATCAATTAATGGCACTACAAAAAATAAAAGTGTCGTAACAAATACCGAAGATTATATCCAAACTGTATTAGGTAAAACTGGCGGTTCTAGTTATAGCTCAAGATTAAAAGAATTTAGGGAGACATTTTTAAACATTGATATGTTAATTATTTCCGAATTATCTGATTTATTTTTTGGATTATGGGAATAAGTAACTATAAATCTAAATTGATTGACAATTTAACGAAAATATGATATAATGATAAAAATAGTAGAAGGAGTGACTGATATATGTATAACCAATATAATCCATATGGCGTAAATTATGGAATGCAATATGGAAATCAGTTTCAAAATCAACAGGCACAAAGTAATTTGATTAAGGTAAACGGAATTGAGGGTGCAAAAGCATATCAGATGAATGCTAATAGTTCGGTAGCTTTGTTTGATGCTAACAATGACATATTTTATGTCAAAAATACTGATGGCGCTGGTTTTCCTACTATTAAAGCATTCAGTTTTACACCCTTAGATGTTGAACAGAGTAACACTGAGTATGTAACTAGAAAAGAGTTTGAAGAATTAAAGAGGATGATTACAGATGGCAAGCAGTTTATTTCCACAAATGATGCAGAATAATCCTATAAATAAGATAACAAATTTAGTTAATCTTATGAGAGGTAAAAACGTTGATGCAATGTATAATATGATGATGCAGAACAACCCGCAATTTGCTAATTTTGTTAATCAAAATAAGGGAAAAAGTGCTGAACAGATTGCAAATGAAAACGGTATTGATTTTAACGCAATAAAACAATTTCTTAGATAAATTGAAAGGCGGTGAAAAATTGTGTTTTATCCGATATACACAAGCGGTTATGTTTAGCTATAATTCCAATATATCATACACATTAAAATAATATCTTAGTATCTCAAACAAACATGAAAGGAAGTAAAGGCTATGGATGATTTATCAGTTGCCGATATTGGTGCAGTAATGCGTGGAAATGATAACGGTTTTGGCGGTAGTTCTGCGTGGGTTTTAATTATCCTGTTTGCGTTGATTTTTGGATGGGGCGGTAATGGGTTTGGAAACAATGGACAAGCTGTCACCGAAGCACAGTTATGCAGTTCGATGAATTTCAATAATTTAGAGAACGCAGTAGGTAGAATGAGTGACAACCAACAAACACAGTTCACCCAGTTGAACAATGGTTTATGCCAAATTGGATACCAGAATTTACAAAACGCAACAGCTATTCAGAATCAAATTTCAGAATGTTGTTGTACAACACATCGTGGAATTGATAATGTAAATTATAACAATGCTTTGAACACTGCACAGATTAATGCTAATGTTACCGCACAGATACAGAGCATTAAAGATATTCTGTGCCAGAACAAACAAGAAGCTATGCAAGCTGAGATTCAGCAATTACAATTACAGAACGCTTTAGCTGGTGTTGTAAGATATCCTAACGGATTTGTTTACAATGCGGGCACTAATCCATTTTGTAATGGCGGGTGTAATTGTAATATTTAAGTCCTATCTGACTAGGTGTTTGTATAAGGGTGGGGCGAAAATACCTCACCCTGTTTTTCGTTAACTAGAAAGGAGTTTTATTATGAGTTGTAAATCGGCAATTTATACGGTGAATAATACTGTTAGTGCTGTAGCGATAAATGGTATTATTCCGATTGGTACTACGATTCGGAGATTCGGAAAAAACATTGAGCAAAGTGGTAATGGTGTTTTACTGTGTGGAGAGGGTTATTACAAGTGCAGTGCTAGTATTACCTTATTACCTAGTACAGTAGGAACTGTTACTGTTAGTCTACTTGCAGATGGTGTTGCTATTGCAGGTGGCACAGCTAGTTCTAATGTTGCTACAGCAAATACAGCAATTAACTTGAATTTAGAAAGTTTAGTTAGGTTAAGATGTTGTGATGATACTAGTACATTGACATTAGTACTTACTGGTGTTAATGCCGGTATTACAAATGTTGCTTTTGTTGTGGAGAAAATCTGATGTTAAATGATGAACTTAATAACAGAGTGCTTGCAATTAATTCAGCAAATTTAGCTTGCAATTTAGAAATTCTTACTTGTACATTAAAGGTACTGGAAGAGAGTAAAAAGAGCAATGAACGAATTGAAATGTTATTAAGTGAATTATTGGAGGTGCTAAAACGTGACAGTTAGTGATATATTTAGTGCTATATCTATTAGGCAAGTTGAAGCTTTAATGTTACATAATCAGTTAGCAGATTATTTTGATTTTCTTGGATTGATGGGTTTTAAAAGGTTACATGAGTATCAATATATCAGTGAAAGTGCTGAAATGAGAGGTATTCACAGATATTTTATAAACCATTATGAAATGTTGATTGAAAACAAGATAGTTGAAGCCAAAAATTATATTCCTAGTGCGTGGAATGGTAAAAGTCGTTCAGAAGTCGGAACTGATGCAAGAAAAGAAGCAGTAAAAAATTGCATGAATACTTGGGTTGAGTGGGAAACTGATACAAAGAAAATGTATGAGAGTTATTACTGTGATTTATGTGATTTACGAGAAATTGCAGGTGCTTGCAAAGTAAAAGAACTTGTGAAAGATGTTGATATGGAGTTAAAACTTGCTAACAGAATGAACGTAAAATTAAGTGCTATAGACTATGATATGTGTAATGTTATGTTGATGCAAGAAGAATTACACGAAAAATACAAAAAGAAAATGGAGAAAGTAGGTGTAAAAATTTGTTAAGTTTGGAAAAAATCGAAAAAGAAATTGCAGAACTTGAAAATCGAAACACCTGTTATTCCGTTTGTGAAAAACTAGCATGGTTGTACATTGTAAAAGACCATATGTTTAACAATGCCAACGATAAATTTGAAAGCGATATTTTTAGTTCTGACAATGAATTTTATGAATTTGCTAATTATCTTGAAAAAGACAAACTTATTAAAGTTTTGAGTGAACATATGGAAAAACTAAAAGTGCTACATCCTAATGAATATTATGAAATTATTGAAGCTTTAAAAGGTGAAATGTAAAAATATTGGGTGAGTTATATCGCTCACCCAACAGAAAGGAGAATTTGTATGTCTATTAAAATGCTTTGCAATAAAGTTAAACATGTTCTGCCATTAACATACGATGATAGTCTAAGTTATTATGAAACACTTTGCAAAGTTACAAGCAAAGTCAATGAAGTAATAGGATTTATTAATGATGAACTTGAACAGCTAAAAAAAGAAATCAAAGAAATGTTTAGGGTACAACTTAATAAACTTTTTATTGACTCTATGTATGAAAAAGAGACAGAAACATTAAAACTTATTATTAAAATAAAGGAGTAAAAATTATGGATAATATTTCAATTCTTACAGTGCAGGGGACGTCATATGCTATTAAAGATAGTGAAGCTAGAACAGCGATTGAAGAAATTAAGACAAATATTAGTGGCGGTGTACACTATCTTGGTGTTACAACTGACGCATTAACTGATGGAAGTACAAAAAATCCGATTACTATTTCAAATACAAGTGTTACGGCTAAAAATGGTGATTTAGTTATTTATAATAAGCTAGAATTTATTTATAGTGAGTCAGATAAATCTTGGCACGAATTTGGTAGCACTGGTTCTTTAAAGGCATTAGCATTCAAAGATAGTGCAAGTGGGAGTATTACACCTAGTGGTAGTGTTACTTCAAAATTTACAGGCGATAAAATTAGCATGGAAATTGATTTCACACCTGAAGGAAGTGTGGCAATTTCTAGTAGCACAACAGGAACAAAAAACTATACACCTAGTGGTACAATTTCAACACCTACTGTGTCAGCAGATGTAACCTCTAAATCTATTAAAGTTGTTAATAGCGTTGGTGCTTTACCAACTTGTAAACTGCCAGTTATGGACATGAGTGTAGCAAGTGAAACCTTAACCTTAGCATGGACAGCAGGTAGCTTCTCCGCAGGTAGCTTACCAACAACCGCAAATGCTACAGTAGTGGAAAGTGTTTCCAACTTAAAATCCACACAACCAACATTTACAGGAAATGGAACTGTATTAAGTGCATCATTTAGTGGTACAGCTAATAACTATGTCGGTGAAATTACACCAACAGGTTCAGTTTCAAGTACGTTCAAAGGTTCTACTGCAAATGTTACAGTTTCCTAGTGAGGTATAATATGGAAAAAGAGTATGTATCTAAAATACAACTTAGTGATAAGTTGTTGTATATTAAAGATGAAGAAAATAGAAAGAAAACTAAATTAAACAGAGAAATACTAAAAATAGTTGATAATGTTGACTGTATTCCTTATGCTCAAGTTAGTCTTAATCTTGTGCCCGCACAAGGTATTACTATTTTTACACATACTGATAATATCGTTTATTGTGTTTGTGCTTATGATGGCGGTTTTTATGTGTATAATTTTCTTACTGGTGAATTAATAAAAACACTTGAAAGTACGTTAATAGGACATTGTAATGGAATTACGTATTATGATGGTTATTTATATGTTGGCGGTGTTGATAACAGTGCTAAGATTACAAAAATCAGTGTAGATAACTATAGCATGAGTCAATTTACACTCGATGATGATTCCATCGAGTACGTGCATGGCATTGAATACTATGATGGAAAATTTTATGTTTTGTGTAAAAGCAACGGTAAATTCTTTATATTCAGATATAATACTGATTTTACTGAGTATGACTTAAAACAAAAAGTTGAGTATGGTGAAAATATCACAAACACACAAGATATTGCTATTGATAATGGGTTTCTGTACTTAATTGGCAGTAGACCTGTTAGAACTGATAATATTGGATATTATAATGTTGTACAATGTTATGATATTGATGATTTTAGTTATATTAAAAAATTTTATTTGCCTTACGCTATGGAAATTGAGGGGATAGCTTTTTATGGCGATAAACAATATTTTTACTATAACTGCAATAGTCGTGTAGGTGTAATATGCGTGGGTGATATTTACCAAAATACAAGTACATATGGTGCTACACCTAAAACACATTTCAACTTTGGTAGATTCAATAATAATGTGTACATTTATTTAGATGAAAATGGAACTAATTTCTTTTGTGATGGTAGCCAAACAAAGCCATTTATTCATTGGTATGAATGCTCAGCTTTTATGATTAAGGAGCATGTGCCATATTACAATCTAATGTTATTAAGTGATATGACAAAAGATGATTTTTCAATTCACAGCAATCTTTTTACAGCGCTATATATTTACGGTGTTGACGGAATTAAGAATATTAGTTGCATAGTAGATATTAGATTGCTAAAACACATTTACTTAAATAATGTCGCATTAACTGGTGAAACAAGCATAAATACCGTTAATCGTGTTCAGATTAATAAATCTAGCATAAACTCAGATTCGTGCACCATAGAAAATTGCAATACATTAACATTAACAAGTACAAATTTGTATAAAATGTTTGATATTAATAGTGTTGCAAATGTACAGATTAGCGGTAATTATGAAGCTATCAACCAAGTTATAAATAGTAACCGTTTAATAGGTAATATTCGTGTATCTAATTTACCAACTAATATTACAGAGCTAGGCGAATGGTTTTTCATGCTAACAAGTTGTACGTCAGTAACACTAGACACTTACGAATTATGCTCAAATGTGTACACTAAAACACCTACTCAAAATAATATAAATATTTATATGGAAGATAACCAAGATATTTTAAATTTAAAAGCTAGCGGATATTATGTTTGTGGTGCTAATAACAACGTATTAAATAGTCCAAGTAATAAGTATTGTGTAATTAAACTTACACATATAAGAGATTGCAGAATATTTGAAGCTATTGAACAAACAACAGCAATTACGTATAAACGTGTGGTTCGAGATGACGGTACAGACACTGGTTGGGTTAAGTATGTAGGTACAGCTATATAAGTTTATAAGCGCACAGATGTTCAGTTACTGAATGTCTGTGTGCATTTATTTTGTGCAAAAGATGATGTAAGCAGAGTGCAAATGGAAATTGGAGTTCATGTTAAAGGGGCAAA